GCGGAAGCGGCGATGTGGCGACCTTTGCTGCTGCAGCGGGCGGGTCTTTGACCGTGATCGCCTACGGCGGCAAATGGTACGTCGCCAATCTCCAGGGCGTCACCCTGGCGTAAGGAACCGCCGATCATGGCTTACTGCACCGCCGCCCAAATTGCCGCATATTTAGGAATGGAAGCCCTGACGCCCGGGTCGGCGCTTGAAACGGCGTTGACGGGCTACGCCGCAGCGGCGCAGGGAGTCATCGAGCAATACACCGGGCGCACCTTCGAAGCCGCGACGGCAACCCGCTATTTTCAACCGGACCAGGTCATCTTCGCCGGGTCGATCCATCTGGAGACTGACCTGGCCGAACTGACCAGCATTACGGGCGGGGACGGCGTCGTCGTCGCCGCCATAAACTTCGTGGGCGAACCGTTCCACCACAGAAAGCCCTGGCGCACGTTGCGCTGGACCCACGACGCCGGATGGGGTCAGCGTCAAATCGACCTCTATCGGCAGTCACTTGCCCTCAATAGCATGCTCCAGATCGCCGGGAAGTGGGGTTATTCGCTCACGCCGCCCGCCGACGTCTTTCAAGCGTGCCAACGGCTGGCAAGTTACTTCTATCGGCAGCGCGACACCGGCGGCGACCTCGACTCGCCCCGGGTCGTCGACGGCGTCACGTTGATGCCGTCGGTTATCCCGTCCGACGTGAACCGCATCCTGCGCGCGTACGTGAGCCGGTTATAGCCATGTGGACTACCCTGGGCGAACTCATGCAAGACCTGGCGGACCTGCAGGTCGACGGCGTCAACCGCAGTCTGCCGCACCCGCCCGAGCAAATCAACACCGACGAACTGCCGATGCTCTACGTGCGCCTTCCGCAAAACGACACGGCGCAAATGCTCTCGTTCCAGGGCAACTTCGGCATCCGGTCGGTGACGCTGGACCTGGTCATCCTGGTGACGCCCCTCAACCTGGGAAGCGCCGCCAAGACAACGCTGGCGGTCGCAGGGCTACTCGACGCCCTACACAACGCCTTCGTCGGGGAGGTCGACGCCCTCGGGCTGATCAGCTACCAGATGCGGGTCGTCGAAGCCGACTCGGGCGGTTCGACCCTGTATTGGGGAATCATCTGCACCGTGACCTGTTCCGCAAGTTAGGGATTTTCAAGCGAAAGAAGAAGCGCCATGCCGGTTAAGTCCTACGCCGTCCGCCTACTGATCGACGAATTCGACTTCAGCACCGATAGCAATTCCCTGGGCATGTCCTTCGCCGCCGAGGAATTGCCCGCGTCCTCGTTCCAGGTCCCGGCCAAGCAGTCGATTCCGACGGCGGGGCAGAATAGCCTGAATCACGGCGGTTACTATACGGGCGGGACGGCGGGCAACATGGCGGAGGAACTCCGCACCCGCCTCGCCTCGGGCATCGCCGCATGGGTCATCGTCCTCTTTGGCACGGTGACGATCCCGTCGGTCGCCTACGTTCGCAAGGGCGCTTGGATGGGGCAACTCACGATGGAAGCGCCCATTCGGGAACTCCTGACCGTGCAAGGGTCCTGGCTATCCATCCCGACTTGGCGCGGGCTTGCCATCGTCGATCACGACCTCGAGGAGAATCACGCCGGGGCATTCGTCGACTTCAAAGCCAGCGGTCCCGACGGCGGCAAGATTGTCATTCAAACATCTGTTCTGAGCGGCGGGAACGTGACCGTTACCGTGAAATCATCGACGAAATCGGCGTCGTGGAGGTCGACATCGACGAAGCGGTCGCCCGCTACATCGCCGCCGACGTCACCTTCGAACCCGGCGCAACCGCCGCTCGCATTTCGGTCATCGTCGTCGTTGACGGCGTCACTAGTACGTTATAGGAGGGCTTCATGCCACATAAGACACTGCAAAATGTCGGGGTTACGTACAACGCTCTGAACCTGATCCCGTATTTGAACCAGGCGTCCCTGCAGGCGACCGTGCAAGCGGTCGACACCACGAACCTGGGTTCAACCGGGCAAGAGCAGTCGCCGGGAGCGCCTTCGTTCTCGGTCCCGGTCGGCGGTTATTGGGCGAAGGAACTCGACGACGTCCTCGGCCCGGACGCCATCAGCCCGCCCACGACCCAACGGACCCTGGTCGTCTCGTTCGGCCCGTCGGGCAGCAAGGTTATTTTCACTTGGACCGGCGGAACTTATACCGGGGCGTTCATCTCGGACTACCAAATTCAAGCGTCGGACCCGCTCGGTCAATTGACCTGGTCGGGAACCCTCACCTGCTCGGGCGCACCCGCCCGCACAACGGGCTAGACACGGACCTTTTATGGCGATCATGCGACACGAATGCCCCGTCGAGGGGCATGCCGACAACTTCGTAGAAATCTCGGATTCCTGGTCCCGGCGTGACTTCCGCACGTTCTGGGAAAGCAATGACCCGGTTCAACTCGTCGACCTTTATCAACGCAAGACCGCCGCATGCAACCTGACGCCGGTCGACCCGGGCGTTCCACCCATCACCAAAGGGGCGCAGATCGTCGAGGAAACGCTCGACACCCTCGACATGCGGGTCTTTATGTGGTTTCAAGCCGCATTCCTGGTCGCGGCGAACGAGGTCCAGAACCTGGGAAAAGCCGAACAGCGGCGCTTGTACTCGCCCTCCGCAACGAAGGCGGACGAGGAAAGCACGATGACGCCTACATCGATGCCATCCTGATGCGCTTGTTCCCCGGGCGAACCCCGGAGGAACTCGACGACATCGACATGGCTCGGTTGTCCCGGGCGTTAGACGCACGGCGAATCGAAGGGCTGGAGAATAAGCGCCGCCTCTGGCTCGACAAGGAAATCAAGACGATTGACCCGGACGATTGGCTGGCGATTCAAGAATACGAAGGCTGGTTAGATGGCGAACGAAACCGAACGGATGCAGTTGATCATTGACGCCCGCAATCAGGCTCGAGGACCCGTCGAGCAGGTGCGGGCGTCGTTGCGCGGGTTGCGCGACGACGCCAATCAGACGTCCGACACCCTCTCCAAAGTGTTGACCGGCGGCTTGGTCGGCGGGTTGACGCTGATCGGCATCGGCCAAATCGCACAGTTGGGCGGGGCGCTCGTACAGTTTGGCGAGAAGGCGGACAGCGCCCGGATTGTCAAACAAGTGTTTCAGGACATGGCGTCCAGCATCGGCGAGTCGGGCGACTCGTTGCTGAAGAAGCTGCAGGAAGTAAGCCAGGGGACGATCTCGAACCAGGGTCTATTGGCAAGCGCCAGCCGAGCGTTCATCCTGGGCGTCGCCAAAGACGGCGACGAACTGGCGAAGATTCTCGAGGTCGCTGTGGCACGCGGCCAATCCCTCGGGGTGAGCGCCGAACAAGCGTTCAGTGACATCGTCCTCGGTATCGGGCGCATGTCGCCGGAAATTCTCGACAACCTGGGCATCGTGACCGACGGGCAAGCGACCTTCAAGGCCTACGCCGAAGCCATCGGCAAGACGACCGAGGAACTGACCGAAGCCGAGAAGAAACAAGCCCTCATCAACAAGGTCATCAACGAAGGGGCGAGTGCGACGACGTTCTCGGCGTCAGCGTGGGAACAATTGACCGCCGCAATGGCGAACGCGTCCGACGTCCTGGCGGCGAAGGCGGGTCCAAGCCTGACCAAGTACGCCCAACAAGCCGCCGACATTATCAACCAAGCCATCGCCGCCCAGGAGGAATACGACCGTTCTCTGGCGGACGCTGACCTGTGGCAACGGGGCGCACAAATCACCTTCGAGACGGGTCAACTCGACCTATTGCGGGAAGCGTCGAAGGCGCTGCAGGTCGGGACGCCCGAATGGTTGCGGATGGAACGGGCGATCATCGACACGACCGACCGCATCGTCGCCTTCGGTGAGGAATACAACGCCGCCGCCCAAATCACCGGCGCACCCATGATCGACCTGGACCATTTGCGCCAGGGCGTTGTCGGGTTCTACGAGGCGGGCGACGCCATGACGGAGGTCGGCAGCGATGCCGCCGCCGCCGCCGCCGAGGTCGAAACGCTGGTCAAAGAAATCCTCAAGGTCGACGCGTCCAAAAAGAGCATCAGCGACGTGGTCCAGGGTCGGCTCTTCGACCTGTCCCTCAAGCGGGCGGGCGGTGACTACGTCAAAGCCATCGGGTCGAACGAGCAGCAGTCGATGGACATCATCCGCCAAGCCAACCTTTTGATGTTGCAGGGCGGCAAGGACCTGGAATACCGGGACCAAGTCATCATCCCGTCGTTGATCAACAAAGAGCAGGATTATCAACGTTCCATCGAAAAGACGTCAACGGCGGTTACAAAGGTCAACGAGGAATACCGCAAGCTCGAAAGCTCTGTCTCGTCGGTCCTAAGCAACGCCCTCGACCCGGGCGTCGGCGTCGACCCCGACAAGCTACTCGAGGAAAAATTCGCCTTCCGGGAAAGCGCCATCAACGAGAACGCCCGCCGCTTGGCGGATCTGGCGGTCAACGGCTTCAAGGACCAGGGCTGGCTCGACGAATTCAAAGCCCAAGCGCCGAACATCTGGGAAGCCCTACGCTTGGCCCAGAACCCGCAGGAAGAAGCGGCGTTTATGTTGCGTGAATTCCAGGACGGGCTACGCCCCGAGCTAATTGACAAGGACCGGGCGAAAGACCTGGTGCGGCGCATGCTTTTGGGCGATCAGAACATGGCGGAACTCGCCAAAGAAATCGCCCTCGAACTCGCCGGGGAGATGGGCATTTCCGTCGACGAAGCCCTCGGCGTCGCCAAGAGCGCCCTGGGCGTCAAGGGCGGCGGCGGGCTAGACATCGCCGGGGCGGACGCCGGGACCGCCATTATTGGCGGGGCGGAAGCCGAAGCCCTGGCGTCGGGCGACAAAATTGCGGGCGGGCTGATCGAAGCCCTGAGTAAAACATTTGAGCGACTCACCCAAGCGGGGCGGGACGCCGGAAACGCCTGGGGTGACGGGTTCCTGGAGAAGGTCGGCGAAGGGGTTCCTGCCGCCCTGATTACCATTCTCACCAACCTGATCACACCTGGCGTCGAAGCGAAACTCGCCGCAGCGTCGACGTTGACGGGAGCAGAATAATGGCCCTTGTTGCACCGACCCTGAATGGCGTCACCCTGCCGCACGTCTCCCGTTTCGACTACGTTCGCCTCAAGCGGGGCGGGCGCTTGACCCTCGCCAGTGGCAAGGTCGCAACGTCCTTGATCACCGGGTCAAAGCACGTCTTCACATTGTCATGGTTGGCGCTCACCGAAGCCAACATGACGACCATCGAGGGCGCAGTCGACGCCGCCGAAGGGGCTGACGTGACCTTTCGGTCGCCGCGTGATTTGACCTATACGGTCCGGGCGGCGGCGGACAGCGACGGGCTGCAAGTGCAAGCGGTCCGGGCGGCGGGCGGGCTACGGTTCAACGTGACGATTGTCCTGCGGGAGCAGTGACCTATGCCTC